TGTTGCGCCAAAATCGTGCCGCCACCAGCAAGTCGGCTGACCGTCCTGCGTTAATGCACAAGCTGTTGCAATTTCAAAGCATTCCCAGTCCGCATAGCAACCGGGGGCGCATGTGCCGGAAATACCATTAGCCACAATAACGGCAGCCCACCGCGACGGCACAGACGTACACCAGGCACACGGCACCGGAGGAACGCACCGACGCAATAGCGAAGGACCAGAAGCACACCGCTTGGCAAAGGACGTTCCGCTTGCACACCGCTGGATCAATGCGGCCATCGGCTACCCACTACACGTTGTGACGTTGTGCCCAACCAGCCACCAGCCCGGGCGCCGTCCGGTACGTTGCTCAATCATCAACTCAACGCCGGCCTTGATCCACGGAAGCTCGGTACTGAGCGTTGGCGTGGTTGTTACATTGTCCATCACGCAGGCCGCCACATTCACGGTTAGTGTGTCTCCGTACACGTTGCCCGAGTTGTCTACCAGCTTAGCCGAAAATGTAGACGTTCCAACGGCCGTAACCTTGGCCCATGCCCATGTCGATACAGCGCCAGAAGCACCAAGCCGCACGATGCACCACGACTGCCCGGTGCCTGCCGGCTTGTATATAATGCGCACGTTGCCGGAACTCGCCGACGCAAACTTTTCTGTGTCCGCATTGACCTCCACCGCGTACTTGTGGTTTGCGTCCGTCACGTTGACCTGCGCAAAACACACGCCGTCAATCGTGATCGTCCCGACCGCACCGGAGGCTATCGGCTCAAGCACAACGCCGACAACGCCCGTCCCAATGTTCGCCGTGGCGGGTGCCGTGACCGTTAGAATAGGGCGATCATAGACAACGCCAGCATCGGTTGTCGGCGTAACAACGCACCCGGTAACGTGAACAACCGCGCCGAATGACAACGCAGCGCCGGAATCGTTACGGGCAGCCAGTGTGCCAGACGGAGGGCGCAGCGAACCGGGGCGGATTCCACGCTGTGAACGCTTTAGCGCGTTGGCGGCGTCCGTAAGGTCATTTTCTCGCCTAGCCGAACGGTCACGCGCGGACCCGCGTTGCGCCTTGCGATACACGCCCATTACGTCACCTCGGCCGGAAGTTCAAGCTCCGAAAAGTCAGCAAGATCGTACACCTGGTCTACATATACGGCCTTTGGGAAGAACTCCAATTGATCGCCAAGCACGGCCTTTTCGGATCGCACCCATAGATACTCATGCCCGCCCTTGTCGATGCCCGGAACATACCGATTGTTCGCGTCGGCCGCGTTTCCCACAACGAGGTCGTTGGCGTTCGGCGAGTGTGCGAACCGGAACACAAGCTCCCAGTCACCGCTTGCCCGCTGGGCACCCTGCACGCCCTCGAGCAGCACAGTGTACGCCGGGTAATTGCGGAACGTCGCGTTGTTCACAGTGCTAACCAGCGAGGCCAGCACAGAACGATACGACGGATTTACTGACGTTCTCCAATTGCGAACCGCAAACCGATGCAGCGGCACGACGACATCGACGCCCTCAACGCCGTCTTTCGTGTTTCCGATCAGCTTGTTGGCGCTCGGCGGCGTCTCGTACCCGCCGTGCCCGTCCGGGCGCCCGTATGCAAGCTCTGTGATTGCGCTGAACCGGCGTTCGCTTGATCCGCCGATATCAAACTCATACACGGCCTCGCCCGTGACATTCGACATGGCATAACGGACGGTGATGTAATGCACCATCTCGTTGCCAACTTCGACTTCGCCGGTACACGTGACCGAGGCCCGCGGCAAGAACAGCGTGCCGTTTCCGTAGAGGTCGAATAGCGAGTCACTGTCAGAGCGAACTTGATTGCGGGCCTCAAATTCTTCCGACGCACCGTGAACAATCCACGGAACCTCAGCGGACGGGTTTACGCCGTCCGTGACCTTGGCGCCGCCGTAGGCTTCGCGTGCAACAATCGCCATTTATGCCTCGTTCTCGTTTGCGGTTTGAATCCCGGCCGCGGTTGCTTCAGTCGCACGTGCAGTCCGTTCTGTGGCTGCTGCAATCTTTGTCAGCGTGCCGGCGCCTGCGAGTCCGCCAACAGACGATGCCAGGAATGTGCCCTGTACGCTCATTTTCGATGCGGCTTCCTCGATTGCCTCCGGTGCCGGCGTTGGCGGCGTTGGCGGCGGCGCACTACCAGCGGCCCAGCCTTCTGCCGATTCGCGGAACAGTTTAGCTTGTGCAATCGCCTGCCGCAGCTTGTCATCGGCTTCCTCGATGTTCGCCCGCGTCTCATCGGTCATCAACATTGGGTATTTAAGCGGAGCCAGCGCCGCCCGCTTCGTTTTGTTGTCGATGTCCCGGATCGACTCGTCCAGGTCTGCTTCGATTTTCGCTAGTTCGTCCGCAAGCGGCGATTGGCCCGCATTCGTTAAGACCGTCCTCTGCTTTGCAGCGGCTATTGATGCCTTGCGCTCAGCTTCAATGGTGGCTTCCGCGTTTTCAGTGGCGCCGGCCAAGCGGGCCTTGCGCAACATCTCGCGCTCCCACGCATCAATGGCGGTGATTTCTTCAACATACTTCTTTGACGCTGCATCCAGGCGGCCGCGCCTAGGGATAGCCCCTTGTCCGCCAGCAGCAAGGGCAATATCCAACATACGCGCGCGGCCTATGTTTTGCCCTGCAACCTCCCGCATCTGCTTGGCTCGGTGTTTCACCTCCCCAACCGAAAGCGTCCTGTTGACGGCTTTTCCTCTGCGCCTGTCTATTTCGTCCATCACCTGTTTTACTGTGCGAGACAGAGAAACAAACATCAACTTGATCTGTGCAACGACGTTGGCCCATAGTGTGGCTATCGCCTCGGAAAGCTTGGGAAAGCTACTCCACGCCCAATCAATGAACTTTGCCCACGTAATCTTTACGGCAGCCCACATTTCGGCCGCGCTGGTTGCAACAAACCTCCCAAGCGAATCCCATGCGGCCTTTAGCTTGTCGATCCCGATAAGCCAGGCCAGCCGCGCCCCACGCATGGCAATTTCAATCGCAAGCCCAAGCTCTCCCGCCGCAAACGCATCAGCAATACCGCCCCATGCCTTGCCGGCAATCCGGGCGATAAACCCAAAATGATCCGCAGCAACGCGAGACAACCACCCGAACGAATCGCCGAGCCATTTGATTGAGGCTTTCCCGGTAGATGTAAACATGGCGAACGCATACCCGGCCGCGCCAACCGCCGCAATTACAAGCCCTATCGGGCTCATCAGCACACTGAACGCGGAAGCAACTATGCCAACGCCGCCCACCAGCAGCCTAAAGACGGGGGCGGCAAGCGTCATCGCGGATCCAAGCGCCAGCACGGCGGCCGCGAGGCCACCGACCGCGACGGATGCGAGCCCGGCCGTTATGATGATCGCCTGGTTGGCCCTGACCCACTTGCTAACGCTGGCGCCGAAATCGGTAATCGCCGCCGTGGCCCGCATCAACGTAGGGGCCAACGATCGACCGACAGCAAACGCAACCGCCTTTAGCGTTCGGCCAACGTCGGTAAACGCATCACCGAGGGCCTTGGCAGCCTTCGCGCCCGGCCCGGAAATCGTGAACCCCATTTCGCGGGCACGCTGCCGCAATGCTTCCAGCCCGCCGGACGCGCTATCGAGCATCGGCAATAGCTGCGTGCCGGCTCGCCCGAACAGCACAAGCGACAACGCCGCCTTTTGCGACGGGTCTTTGATCCGCGCCAACGCCGACGTGACCGCCTCAAACTGCGCATCCGGGAGCTGGCCCTGCAAGTCTTCGGCCTTGAGCCCCAACGCGGACAACGCATCGACGGCGGTCTTGGACCCGGCCCGCGCGTCGTATAGGCTGCGCTGCATCCGCTTAACGCCGGTTTCGATGGCCTCAAGCGATGTTCCAGTCTGTTCGGCCGCGTAGCCGAGCTCGGATAACGCCTCGACCGACATGCCGGTGCGCTCGCTCATGTCAACGAGCTTTGCGCCTTGGGACACATACGACCGCACGGCAACCGCGAGCCCGCCGGTAACGGCCGCTGCGCCCGCGAACGCGCGGCCCGACACGGCCGTAAGATCGCCACCAAACGCACGCAGCGACCGGCCGAACGTCAACAGCCGAGCCTTGGCACGTGCCAGGCCGGCCGCAATCCGGTCATTAACGCCCAACTCGATGTAGGCGCGACCTGCACGAATACCACCAGCGTCAGCCATTACACATCACCCACGAACAGGTCCAATCGAATTGCGCCACATCGGCGGAAGCGCCGGCAGCGCACTCTTGAGTGCCGGCCCCATGAATGGTCGCCTAGCTACGTTCACCGCGATCTGCCGCCGCTTGCGTTGCTTTATATCCCATGTGTACTTCATCCCGCGTCCGCCGAACTCCAGCACGCTCGGGGCCTCGCCCTTCCGAAACACACGCGGGCCAACAACCACAGATTCCCTGGCCGGATCCCAGCCGTACACCAGCAATCGCTTTAATGGGCTCTTTGGTCGAACCCGCGGCGGTTGGCCGGGCGCAGACGGCTTATATGGCCGTTTTGGCCTTGGTTTTCCGCTGTCCTTGCCGCCCTTTCGCTTCCACATGCTAAGACGAATCGAGAAATCGCGCATTTCATCATCGGGCATTTCCGATTCGGCTTTCCGCTTCGCGGGACGCAACAAGTAGCGAGCGGCCCACATGATATAAGAGCCCCCCTTGGACAATACGCTACGCTTTGTCGCCGACACCGCCCGCTTGATTGCCTTGTCGTTGAACGACAGAACCCGGACGCCTAGCACCTTTACCATATCGCCCCTGCATCATGCGCGCAAACTCTTTGCCAGTCAGCGGAATATCGGCGGCCTTGGAATACGGGTCGTAATCAGCCGGCGACGTAGCCTTGTCGCGGTCACTAAACCGCGTGCGGTTGTGAATCACGCACATCAAGGCAGAGAATAGCCGCCAGTCGTGCCGCGCCCGCTGCTCGGCCATTGCGAACAGCTCGCGGAGCGTGAACGGGCCGGGGTCTAGTCCGATGATTCCGGCGCATTGCCAGATTGCGGACCATGCTTTTCCCACAACGCACCCGCGATTGCTTCCGGCGTCTTGTCCGCCAGGTCTTTTAGCGCCGCGTCCGTCTGCATCTTCGCGTACAGGTCCGCCGCTTTCAGCACCTTGTGCCCCAGCTCGCGCCGCTGGGCATTCGGGAAAAAATCAACAACTTCCTCCATTAGTGCATGTGTCGCCGAGTCGATTGCGTCGCCGGCCATTGCTTCGCCGAACGCAGCCGAGGTCACGCCCCTAGCATCGGCTTCCGGCGCCACAACCGCGAACAACACGTCGCACAATGTCACGGGGTCCGCCAGCTTTTCCGCAACCTGTTGCTGCGGGTCAAGCAGGCCGAGCAGGTCCACGCCCGCGAGGGTGCGGACCCGCTTGACCGCCGCGACGTTCACAGTGATAGGCCACTCCCGCCCCTGATTATCCGTGAATCGTCGCATTCGTTGCCCTTCGCTTACGGCGAGGTTTCGCCGGTGTTCGTAATGTCCAGCACCATTGATACCGTGCTGGTGCTGTACCCGATGATCGAAACGTAATCGTTCGTAGTCAGGTCCGCGACGGGCACCATCACGCCGGCCGTAGCCGACAGGTAGTACCACACGCCAGCCGCCGCGAACGCACCGCCAACCGCGATCTCGCCGCTTGCCTGGTACAGCAGCGGCTGCCCGGCCGCCGCCGAACACAATGCCATGCCAACAACGGTAGCTTCCTCGGCCGTCCCGTCGTTCTGGGCCTTGTACAGCTTGTTGTCAGACGACTTGAGATAAAGCAACTGACCGGCGCTGATTGCTTCGCCGGCCGTCCCCTTTTTGCTGCCAGACAATGCAGTGATAACATTGCTTGGGGTAATCGAAATATCCGCCACTCGTGCGCCTCGCTATGCGTTGTACGTGGGCGTCGCGCCGCTGTACGTCACTTTGCACGTCACGTCGGCGACAACCGCCTCCGTCAGACCCTCATTGCGGGACAGGTTCGTTACCGCAAAGTCAGCCTCCAGGCCGCCGCCATCGGCGCGAGTGTACACACGCAGGCCAATGATGGTGCGGTCGTTGAACGCATCCCAAAACGCCACAAAGCCGGGGTCGTCAGTGTCCCAAACCATCTGGAACTCGACCGAGCCGGCCGCGAGCGTCGGAACCGTTTGCTTGTAGTTACCGCCGCGTCGGGTCGATACATCGGCCTCGTCGCACGTGTTGTCCCATTTCACGTCTCGGACGTTATCCAGCTCGATCCACGAGCCGCCGCCGTCAACGCCACCCTCCTTGTAGTACAGGTGGCAATCCTTACCTAGTGTGAAAGCCAATCCTTACATCCCGTTTTGTTTGCCGCCGACAGCGGGCACCGTTGATAACCGCCGCGCCTTGCTGGCGCCGACTCCGAGCCGCTACGGGCAACCGCCGCAACCACACACAGCCCGCGTCCCGTGGTTGGCCGTTACGCTTGGCTAATGTGGCTGCGCGATGCTACCGACAGCGCACCTTGTATGTGGCCGAAACGACAGATACGAACACGTTGGAACGATCCAACATTTCCGGGTCAAAGATCGGGTCGGTGTTGACCTCGATTGCGACCGTCGCCCCGCCGTCAAACGCTACCGGCGCCGTGTTCAAAAGGTCCACGATTTCGCCGACGAACCCAACGAGCTTGTCTGCCCGGGCGGTATCGTCGGGCAAGCACCACGCCTGCACGCCGATGTCAACCACAACGTCATCGTGAATCGACGCCCGCGACGCCTGCGAACTCGTCCGGCTCTTGGCAACCACGGTTACGACGGGAACCGGCTCCGCATCCGCGTCCGTTGCGCCGAGCTGTTCCTGCGTCACCGCCGGCCGGTAGCTGCGCTTAACCGTAAACGACAGCGACAGCTTTGCCATCGCTAGCCGTTCGGTTACTCCGACAGCAATTTCCTTGACAGGATTAGTTGTCATGCTTCACCTGCCAACAGCGTGTGGACGCGCAGCGCCGTCCGATCTGCAATCTCGCTATAACATTGGCCGCCCCCGGGGCATGACACAACGTAAACAAGATCGCGGTCGCCGACCGTTTCGACGATGCGATCACCGGCCATCGGTGTAAAGCCTTGATATGGGAAGATGAAATCCCGATACTCGACCCGGTGAACAACACCATAGCTATCCACTTCATCAAAAGTGCTGGTCGTGACGGTTGCAGACACAGACACGGCGCTTGCGCCTCGCTTGTAAACAACCGTCCTGGCCAGATGCGTCGCCCGTTGTTGGGTTATCCATGCCTTTGCGGTTGCAAATCGATCCGTTGAGTCAACCGCAACGCCAGAGCCGCCAACGATCAGCGAGCCGGAATATTGCGTGCCGTTTGCACCATACTTGACGGCGAACCGCACATCGTCCTCGGCAGGCAAAGTAACTGTTCCGGTGAACGCGCCACCGCCGTAAACCACGCCGGCAATCACAAAGTCTTCTTCCGGGTAGTTTACGTCCAGCGCCCCGACGAACTCAACGCCGCCCGCGCCATAGCCGATACCGTCAGCAACGTATGCTTCCGGCGGCAGCGAAAGAGTGCCGGTAAACTGCGTCCCGTCAATGCCGAACCCAACGCCGGCGCGTACATCTTCCGGGCTGGGGACCACAAACGTATCCGACAGGTTAGATATCAACGCCGGCATTTATGCCCCGATCACTAATCGCTGAGATATTCGAAATACGTCAGACATACGACCACTGGCACGGCCGCCGACAGGTTGATCTGCAACGGCTCATTTTCAACACTCGTAGCGAACCAGGCATCCGGGTTCCACGGCAGCACGATACCGGACGGTCCGCTCACGCCATCCAGATCCAGCGTGATCGGGTTGGCGGCGCCACGGGCGCATAGTCCGGCTCGCCGTAAACGACCTTTTCCTGCACGTCCGCCTCGGCCGGGACCACGAACGTACCAGCCACCAACGGCGCCACCGGCCCGGGCGGCTGCCCCATGAACACGGCGCAGGCCTCCCCATCGCCGATGTCCGCGTTGATGCCGAGGCCGTCCGCCAGCCAGGGCCAATCCGGGAACGGCAGCCAGACGTATTCGTCCGGCTCGCATCCTGTCAGCGACAGCACGGCCCGGTCGTATTGCAGCAAAACCTGTGCCCCATAGAACTGCACAAAGTCCGGCGTTGCTGGCGTAAGGTCTAGGGTGACGAAAGCCTAGTCGCCTGGTTGAACAATAGGTTGAATCGGCGTTAGCGTAGCATCAATCAATACGGCTAAGCCAATTAGCCCCGTCAGCATGGGCAACCTCCGCAAACGGAACAAAGTCGCGCAAGTCTACGGCCTTAACGTGGCCAGCCAGGTAGTTCGGCATGGCCCACATTTCAATGCCACGCCCAAGGCACCATAGACTAAAATGCACATCTTCCCCCACGTGGTTGCTCTTGAGAGCTCGCGTAAACGTGAACCCGGGCCAATGATGCGTATCGAACACGGCCCGTTCAATCACGACACAGCCAAAACCAGTAGCCCCGACACGGAACGGCGCGCGTTGATTAAGCACCCAGCTCCACGGAGGCCACGGAATATCGAGTTTGTCGCCGGCCAGGTGCCGCCCCCGCACGTCCTGGCACGCCTCAAACGGCGACACGTTGCACGCCCGCACCTGCCCGTCATACAGCCACGGCGTCGGCAATGTCACAACCTGCTTGCCCAGCTCCGTCATCGCAGGCAACGCCCCGCCCGGCACGATCACATCATCGTCAATCATGCACAGATGCGTAGCGTCGCCAGCGAGAAACGAAGAAACGATCCCGTTTCGCACGTGTTCAATTGGCTCGCCGCGAGCCAGGTGGAACTTGGCGCCAGCGTTGGAAGCCTCGACCGTCGCAGCCGCAAACGCTTCGTACACCGGCTGCCCACGTGTCGGCATGTATACCGCAAGCGAGGTCATTTGGCGTTATGCTCCTCTAGTGCGGCGTTAACTAGGAATTGCGCCATGTTGTGCGACAGCCACTTACTGATGTCCACCGTGTGCAGGTGCGAACACGCCATGCTCGGGATAGTCCACATTTCGATGCCGGCCCGGAGGCACGCCCGCGAAAAGTACACGTCTTCACCATACGGCGCCACACCAGGCGTATCGCCGCGTTCAAATGCAAAGTATGGCAGCGGCAGCATATCGAACACGTGCCGCTCGATGAGAATGCAGCCCATGCCGGTAGCGCTGATGCGTTCCGGCTCGTCGCCGGTGGGCCGAATAAGCCACGACACCCAACGCGGGCCGTCCGGCAGCGACCGATCAAAAACACCGTCAACCGGCCACGGGGCACAATTGCTGTACGTGTTCCCGTCCATTAGGAATGGCGTCGGCAGCGACACAACGGGCTTGCGTATCTCAAGCATCGCGGCTAACGCACCCTCCGGCACGATTACATCATCGTCGATCATGCACAGATGCGACGGCAACGTATCATCAGCCATGAACTTGCGGGCGATTGCGTTGCGGTTGTGTTCAACTGGAGCCCCGCTACTGATTTCATACGAGGCTCCGACGCTGCGGGCCTCGGCAACCGCGCGCGACAGCGACATAAACTTTGGCGTCTCGCGCGACGGCTGTACAACCCTAACGTCCGGCATAACGGACTCCATTGCAAAAGGATGGGGGGCGTCTGTACTAGCACGCCCCCCACCGGTTCAATCGCTACGTCGGATACGCAGTCACAACGACCTCAACCGTGCAGGCCGCGCTGGCGTACAGGTTGATCGCGGTATCGGCCGAAACATCCTGTTTCGCAGCGTCCAGCGTGGTCGTATTGACCACCTGCCCGGTCGTGGTGCTCTTGGTAATCGTGCCCGTAATCAGATTTGTCGTGGTGTCGCCCTGGTACACACCAAGGTTGGCCGCGTCGGTCCCAACGCTGATACACTGCACGTTAACCACGCGACAATCAACCGGCGCGGTCGCAATCGGCTTACCGCTGGCCTGCGTAAACACGCATGTCGCCGTCATCATAAATGGCACAACGACGCCGGACGTTTCCGCCTTGAGCGAAGTCGGCGTGAGCTTGGAATCATCCCAGGCCGAGCCGGTGCAAATCAGCAGATTGCCGGTGGTCGTGGAACCAACCGAGGCAACATCTGACAGATCGCTCAAGCCGAGCTGGCTCGCAACCACGGACTGCAACGCCCGCAGCTTGGCCTTGACAGTCGTGGCGGCATAGGCCGCATCTTCAACCGCAGTGCCGAAGTACACATCAGAGCTGGTCTTCGTCAGCTTGTGCGTGCCGGCGTTCCAGTACACCGCATCGCCGGCGCTAATCGTCAGGGTCGTATTCTTGGCGACCTCGAAGATGCCTTCCGCACACAGTGAACCGAACTCGCTCGCCCCGATTGGGCGATCCGCAACAAAGCACTCTGCCCCGATGACAACGACATCGCCGGTCGAGATCGCGCCGCTCGCGGTGTAGTCAACCCGGCGGCCGTCCTGAAGGAACGTGGCGTAGGTAGCAGCCATTAGACGTTCTCCCCTGCCATCATCACGCCAGCGCGATAATCCTGTTTCGCCACACCAAAGTCGTGATAGGCCCTCACCTGGATACCCAGCGTGTTAAAGTCAGCGTCCGTCGATTCCACAATCGGCGTCTCATTCCCGTTCAGGAAGCACGACTCGATAACCGCGAGGTCGCGCGGATCGGCAAGCAGATACCACGCCTTGGCGCTGTAGCCGGTGTATGCGCTGTTCGACAGGTAGGACGAACGCGCAACCGCGAACCGGCCACGCCACACGTTGGCGTCGGTAAACTGCGTGCTCGAGGTCGTATCGACAAACTTTTCCGAATCACGCAGACTGATCGCAGTAGCGAACAGTGCGTTCGGGACCAGCAACACGCGCGGCTCGATTCCGAGCGGCTTGCTATCCGGCGTGGTCTGGTTCAGGAACAGCGTGTAGGCGAGGTTCAGTGAGTGCGGCGAAAGCGCCGTCTCCGTGTCCTCGTCGTAGTTCCCACGGCCGGCCGTGAAGAACGTGCCGTTATCCATGAACTCGGCCCAGAACACGTCGTTGAACTTCAACGCGCCGTCGCGGCCAAGCCGCTGCGCGAGCCGAGTCAGCGCCCCGAGGTCATCGTTGATGATGTCCTGCCGAGTCACGGCGAGCAGCTCGCCGTAGGTGTCGGCCTTGTTCGTGAACGATTCCTCGTTCAGCGTGCCGTGCTGGATTTCGCCGGACGGTGCCACCTTGGCGTAACCCGTGCCTGTGAGCCGATAGCTCGTATGCGTCTTGAAGTCCGCCACCGAGCGAATCGAGCTGATCATCCGCCAGTCGGATTCGACCGCGTTGAACGATTCCAGCAGGAACTTGTTAGCCGTGTTGGACAGGATACCGTCGATGTCGGCGCTGGAAAACGCTGCCTGTAGCACTGGCCGCAGCGATCCGTTCGTAATCACGGGCCGGCCGGTGTAGCCGTTCTGCGCTGCCGCAGCAAGCAACAGCTCGCCAAGCCGAATCGAACGATAGCGCTTGTCGGCCGCTTCCAACGTCTCGGCCTTGAAGTGCTTTTCGATGTTCGGCAGCCGGCCAGCCATGCACACGGCCGCTGTCAGGATTTCGGGCGTCGGCGTAGTAGCCGGCGCGCCGGGCTTCACGTTCGGACGCTTGGCCCGCAGAACTTCCAGTTCCGCCTTGTCCGTGGTCCAGCCTTCGGCGATTGCCTTGGCCTCGATGTCCGGGAAACCGGCACACACGCTGCGAATCTTCGCAGCGCGTGCGTTTTCCTCGCGGGCGGCCTGGATCACCGCATCGGTTGCGTTCGTGTCAATCTTCGGCGGCGTATCGTCGGCAGCCGTGGCCGCATTGTCCGGCGCGGCCGCTTTAACCTCGACGGAGTACATCGCGGTCAACGACTCGCGCTGCTCATCCGTCAGGGCCTCGGGGTCAAACCCCTTGGCCTTAACCCACTTTTCAAATTCCAATACTTCCCTTTCGATTGCCGCCGCGTTAGCGGCGAGCCGGGCAGCCGTATCTTCGTCGCCGCCCAAAACAACCAAACTCAACTCGCGCAGAGCCGACTTTTGTACCCAATACGCCGGCCCCTCGTATTCGCGCCCGTTCGCCTTGAACGTGCTACCCGCTGCAACATGGGTAACTCTGCGCGGGTCCGCCCCCACGCTCGCCTGCCACGGAAATCCGTTTTCCGCCTCAGCGACCACCTGCATCGCATCCGGGCCAACCCCCGAAACGATGCCGGTCATTCGCAGCATTTGCTTGTCATTCACAGCATCAACCGTGTGCCCAACGCGACGGGCTACGTCGTGCTGGAGCAGCAACGGCACGGACGCCGGGACCGACAGGCCCTTGAGGTCAACTACAACCGGATCGCCCCACCCGATGTTCATCGGGTTCCCGGTGTAGGCCGTAATCTTGAACTTCCGCAGCTTCGGCTTATCGTCGCCCTCGGCCGCCTCGACGGGTTCCCATGCCGGCGCGGTCGCGCACAACATGATTGTCCCGCTAGGGTGTTTCCGCCTGTTCGTCTTCTGGTTCCTCTTGCGGCGCCGGGGCAACGTCCGCCGGCGATAGTCCGAGTTCCTGCATCATTGCTTTCTCGCGCGCCGCCTGCGCGAACGCCTCTATCCAGTCTTCCCCCTGATCCGCGTACACCTTTGCATACGTAGTTTGCAGGCTGCGCAGCCGCGCTTCGGTGGCCGTCGCGTCCTTGAGCGGGTCGATGTGTTCAACACCAGGCCACATCCACACGTGCGGGGGCGGCGTTGCATACACGTCCCATTGTGTCCACCAACCGGGCGGCACGCCTTCGATGCCCGCAAGCCTGGCCTCGGCACACCACGCAGCCCACACGCGATCAAGCACCTGGGCCTCGAGCCGCGCCCGGTCAACGTCAATCGAACGGTAGTAGGTTTGATGATCAAGCCGTCCGGATGCGTAGTTGTACGAGCTCGAATCACACGCCGCGATGTTGTACGGCATGTCCAGGCATCGGGCGATTTCGGTCACGACCTCGCGTTTGAAGTCGCCGTAAACCGTTGTCGGCTGTTCGGCCCGCAACTGGGCGAGCTTGTACCCGCGCGGGGTCACAACCAGTCGGCCGCGTTCGGGCTCGATGGAGTCGCCGACGATTTCGGCGTCCGATTCATCGTCGCCCGGCGGCGCCGCATCCGCCTCCAGCACGCCTGCAATATCCGCCGCTGTTTCAGCAGCCGCAAGTACGGCTAACGTGTACCGCCGCAGTTCCGCGAACAACGGCAGCGCCGGTGTGATTTCGGGTATCCCGCGGTGCTGCCCTGGCCGGTCACGCCGGAAACAGTGACACATATACGCGGCCGGGATCGCCGTTGCGTCGCCCAGCAGCGAACCAAACGTGGCCGCGCCCGGGTGTGCCGCCAACATGGAGTAGCTTATCGGGTTGTCGTATTCGTCCAGTTCGATTCCATCAACTGAGCCGGGCGCCAGCGAAAGCGCCGGCGTTGCGATCTGGTCCGCCTCGATCAACCGCATGTCGAGCTTTACGGGCGTCATCAGTGCCGGATTGGAACCCAGCAACGCGAACGCCTCCCCGCTTTCCGCACACGATTTCCGAATCGTGAGCAGCTTTTCCGCGAGCCCGACCGCTTTGCACCAATCAGAAAACGCACGCTCAACGGCCGCGTTAGTAGCCCGATCCTCGCCGGTCAGTTGCAGCCGTGGGCCACGTCCGACCACGTTGTAAGCCAGCGTGTTGACGATGCCGCGCGCGTAGCTGTTGTTCGCCACCTCGTACCGCGCCCGGCTGCGCAGCACGCGCCGCACTTCCGGGCTGTTCGCTGCATCGGCTGACAGATAATCTGCGTTCGCCCAGTGCCGCCGGTTGTGGTCCGTCGTGGCAAACGCATCATACCTGGCCTGCACGCGCGGCGTTTTCAGGATAATCACTGGCGGCTTGCGCGGCCGCTTCGCGGGCGTCTTCTTCCGTGCCGCCCCAGCCGTTCGGCGTTTCGCCACGCGCTAGTCCGCCCCCGGTGGTACGATCTGTGTCCAACGCAGGCCACGTCCCGACCGCTTCACGGCCTCGTTGCTGCGCGTGTACCTATCAACCTCGATCTGATCCGGTAGCGGGTGCTGCTCGACGCTGCCCGCCTCGTCGCTCGCCTTCTTCGGGGCCGTCGCGTTTTCGGCGATCTGCTCCGCTAGTGTTTTCGCCAAGCCTTATCACTCCCGTCTACCGGCGTTCCCGTTCGGCCCGCCGCTGCTTTTGCAACTCCGATAACCGCACCACGCGCCGCACCTTTTGCGGCACGGTCTGACGCGCACCCAGCGAGGCGCCGTCACGCGAGGCCGCAACCGCACAACCCACAAGGCAGTCCCACCAGTGGTTATCCGGCTTGTCCGGCCGGGCCTTCCATTCCTCAACCGTCCGGCCACGGCCTGTTACCTCAACGCCGTATTCAGCCGTCAAGTGCTCTGCAATCAGCCTATGCCGATCCGGGTTCGAGCCGAACAGCGTGATCGACGCGCGTTCCCCGGGCGGAGCCTTGAGCAGCCGCTGTACGTGCGTCTTCCAAAAGTTCGCGTCGTAGACGATTCTGCGGCCCGGCCGTCCCTCAACCACGGATTCGCGCCAGCCGTCGCCCACACGTTCACCCGGCCTGCGGGCGTGCTCACCGAACGGCAGAGACGACGCCCCGACGTACTTTCCGTGCGATGGACTCAACACCGACGAATATGCAGACCGCCTGCAAAACTCGTACACAGTCTCCGTGCTTACGCCCCAGTTCGCGTCAACCAGGCACCGCGAAACACGCATCACGGCGCCGCCCTCGCGCACATACTCGCGGGCCAGTACACGCTGACACGTCCTGTCAAGTCCGGCATAAACCTGGGCAAGCAACGTCGAACCCGGCTTGCTCACGGATGCGAGCGTGTGCTTGATGTCGGACAGCATGAAGTATGCCGCGTGCTGGTCCGGCTCGGTGCCGTAGTCGATGATGGCGCCGGCGAACTCATCGGACCACGCGACCACGAGCCAATAGAGCGCCTCGCCCTGCACGTCGATAAACGCCGTGAGCCTAGTAGCCCACGCCGGAACCTCGCCACGGTTACGGCCGTTGCAGCGCTTGGCAACCGCGCCCGCCGACAGCGCCCCGCTGTATTGATCGTCCGGCGAAATCGGCTCGTTCTGGTACTCAGCTAAGAACATCGCCGGGTCGCGGATGTTCAGGTTCATCAAGTGCTGCAACGCGGACAGCTCGTCCGGCTTGTAGCGTGCGGGCCACGCAACCACGGCGCCCGCGTCCATCTCGGCACGGTGCTCGCGGTAGAACTCCGTCGCCAGCTCGCCACGGCCACCGGACGCCAACGAATCACGCCGCAGCGTAGCGTATTCGTCCCACAACGCCTTGGCCGTGGGCCACTCGTACAGGGCCTTTGTGCGCACGCCTTGCCATTCCGGGTGCTGCTCGCGGCTCAAAAACTCGTCTGCGAGGTCACCCTTGCGGATCACCGTTAATGGCATCACGGCCGAAAACTTGGCACCCGGGCCGGCCAGATTCAGGATCGCCCCGCCAATCACGTTCGCCCGCCGGACGCATTGCGACAAGCTATTAGAACTCGCATCCGTCTGCGGATCGTCAATGATGGCGAGCGACGGCCGCACCTGCCGCCCGTCCGGCCGCGTGAAGACGGCGCCACGCACCCGCCCGAGCAGGCCCGCTACCCGAATTGTCACGCCGGACGAAGCCGAACCAGGGATCGTTGGCAGTACAATCCGGTCGGCTTTCCACTCGATGAACGTGGGCTGCCCGTTGCATAGCTGTCCAATGCACCGCCGCGTCTGCCGTTCGAGCTGGCGTATAGGCCAGCACGCTTCCGGGAAGTCCAGCAGTAGCCGGTCGTTGACCTCCAGCGACGCCTTGAGGTTTTCGAGCATGGCCGATGCGTGCGCGGCCGTGGCACAAATCAACATCACGAACGGATGATAGCCGTACAACGCAGCCCATAGGCAAGCCACCTCGCATATCGAGGTCTTGCCGGATCCACGCGGCATGGCGAGTGCAAACAGCCCGCCGTCACGCACAGCCCGCTCGGTCGTCTCAAGCACCATCAGGTGATCGTCAGACCACGCGAGGTTGAATCGCTCCGGGAAGTATGACTCGCAAAAGGCCCGGAGCGATTCACCGCAACGTTCCCGGCGTTCATGGTCCGCCACTGGCGGAATAGGGGCCACGTCCCGAGCGTCCCGCGACATATCAGCCGCGAACCGCCTGGCGTGTTCCTTGTGGGCCTCGTAAGCCCCGCCAGGATGCTTCGTCGGCCGGCCACGCCCTCGCTTGGGCTTGCCGGTATCAGTTTTCTTCTTACGCTTTGTCGCCAAAGCTCACACCGGATAAAAGCACCCAATCAGCAGAACTGCCCCCATCGCGGCCGCGAACGCTCGCAACAACCACGCCGCGAACCGTGCGTCTGCTTCGTCACCGTTACACCCCATCGGGCTAACCCTCAACCCCGATTGTCACCAGCCGCGAAACCAGACTGCGGAATGCGAAGAACCACATAAAAAACAGGATCGCCATCATCAAGTCTCCATCAGGTAGATCGTGGCGCCGGCCGTCGCCGTCAGATACAGCGTCTGGTGCGGCTCAACCGCTACGCCACACGAGAAAACCGTATTCGCCGGGATCGGGAACATATCACCGCCCGACACGTCCCGCAGCTCGACCTCGGCCGTCTTGCACCGAATCAATAGCTGATGCCCGCCCTTAATGACGACCGCCTGCTCCGAGCCGGTGGCCGTCAATGCTGCCCTAACCGTTGCCGTCATGCCTTGATACCAACTCCCGTATAAGCGCCGCCCGGCGTCTCCCGCAGGTGCGGCTTAACGTGACTCGCAAACATCCACGGCACGCCGGCCGCTGGCGTCAGATTCGCTGCCCATTCATACGAGCTGTATACCTTCGCCACGTCCACAAACGACTCGGTGAACGCGCCCGGCCCGATGTTCGTTATCCGCAACTGAACCGGGCATCCTGGCGTGTTCATGTCAATCACGCCGTTCATCACCTGCGTCGTTACCTTCGTCGGGTATTGCGTCGGAATGCCTGGAACCTCAACCGTATGTACAATCTCGGCTAGCCCACCGGCCGCGTCAGCAGTCCCGCTAACCGACGTGCCGTAGACGTAAGCGACGCTCGCGTTATCCTGAAACACAACCGTCATCAACGTGTGGATGCCGTCCAGCGTGATAGAGTGCTGGTAGCTCACCTTCAACACGTCAGAGGTCGTTGTGCCCCTCTGCGAAATCACGATGCTGTCGGCCTGGTACAGCTTGCCGGCCGCAATTGTGCCATCGAGCATGTTCCCGATCACAACGCCATCAACGGTCAGCTTCGGCTCGCCAATGGGGATATAGTACAGGTCATCGTTCGTGTAATGCGGACTGCCGAGCGCCGTCCACTTGTAGGACGTGCCGCCGTCCGCGTCACACTTGATGATCGGCTCCCATGTGTTCGGCTTGCACAGCCGCCACACGTCCGACGCCTGCGTGTTCGGCGCGTGAATGATGCTGCCTTGCTGATAGCCCGCCTTGCTGTTGACGATGTACTCAATGAACCCGTTACCAGCGTGCAGGCCGCTAGACGCCGTGCGCGGATCGGCTAACGCAGTCGATTGCCACGACCGAACAGCTATCGGCGTGAACAGGTTTTGGCTGCCCTCCGTTGCGCCACACGTAACCGTAAGCGTGCGATCTGTGGCGCTCGGCGTAACCGTATACAGCCGCGTGTCAATCGCCCACGTCGAAGGCACACCATACGCAAGCGTTTCCAACGTGGCCCCGGCCAGGGCAACAACAATCGACGGCTTAACCGTTGTCGGCACGCCAAGCGTTACCGCGATCTTGTCATGCCCGGCCGGAATCAGGCACGACACCTGCCCGCCGGTCGATGTCGTGTACTCAGTGTAATGGCCAGTAAACCGGCCTAAGTTGGTGGTCAACGCGGACCACGAGCCGCTTGACTTGCTCAACCCGCCATTCAGCAGCGTGTTTACTTTGCCCGGGTGCGCATACCCGGCGCTGATCGGCCCGACCGCCAAGGCCCCGTAGCTCCGACAGCTCGCAACCCTGCCGTTGTCATACCACGGCTGGGCGAGATTCATCTTGAGCCAGGGGCCGAGCGGGTCTTCCGTCACCGGGAACAGGATGTCATATCCGTAGAGCTGATCCGGGCGACGATAAATCGCTGGTTGCAATGCTGCCACTAATACCCCTAATCAGAAAAGACGCGCGTGCGTCAAAAGAACACATCGGACCCGGCCAGCGGCCGGTATTACTTCGTATTACAAGAAAACCAACTGTGAAAATCGGT